CCAAAACTTTAATAGGCGATCCGATTGAAAGCCAGGCCCACTTGCTGCATATCCTTAAGGACGGTAAGACCCACTCATTCAAGCTAATGCTGAATGGTGGGGGGTACAGCCGCAAGGAAATCTATGTGCTGGCCAATGGCAAGTATGACCTACACAATTGCATTGATGATACATGGCAGACATTGGGCGCCAAGCAATTGTTCATGGCCAAACATACCGGCCTGCTTAACGAAGCGATTAAAGCTGGTTCCCTCATTTATGATGGCACCAACTAAGGAGGCGTATGTCAAACAATCCGTATGTTAAAGTCAATCTGTGTGCATGGTTTACAAAGGAAACAATGTCATGTCAGTACGGTATCAAGTGTGACCCGTGTAAGCCAAGGCCATGCCAACGCTATGTGTCTGCAGCACAATGGCAACGTAAGCTGGCGAAGTTAGCCAAGTAATAAGGAGGTAATCACATGGATGCACCACAACTTATATTACATTCCGGGGCACGGGAAGTCAGCCTATTAGAACTGGGCGAGATACCTGTGCCAGAGCAGACCAAGACATACCAGCCTGTATGGCATCTCGACATGATAGCCACTACCTACGATGTGCTGTGCGAGTATGGCTGGCTGCCAAATCCTGATGCAAACCCTGATAAAATATTCAGGACTGCCATGTCAGGTGATGGCGGGCATATGTTCTGTACTGCGGGGATTGAGATCCCCGGCCTGCTCGATATAGATTCGTCCCTTGCAGTGGGCGAAAGGAACTCATACAACAAGAGCTTCGCGGCAAGCATGTGCTTCGGCAGGCGCGTGTTTATCTGCGACAACCTGGCATTCTCCGGTGACATCAAGGCTGTCAACATACACTGGACCGGTAGGGTAAACCTGACTGACCTGGTGAAGTCTGCCTTTGACCAGCTGCCAAGGCTGGCCCGGGAAAAGTATGAATGGGATGACAGGCTCAAGGGTACACCAATCACAGCGGACAGCGGCGTAGCATTGCTGGCTGCTGCCGTAGAGAAGAAGGCACTGCCCATCGCTAACTTCATGAAGGCACGTGGAGATTTCCTTACCGCTTATGACGGTGGGGATGTGCCGATCAAGTATCCCGGCACCGTGTGGTCTGTATACCAGGCCGCTACCGGGCAATACAAAGACATCATCCTATATCGTAATCAGGGCTACACTACGAAGCTCGAAGCACTGATCAATGGCTATGTGGAGCGTAAGTAATGGGCATACATGCAGATGATGGGTATTAGCTACACTATCATCGTAAAGTGTGGTATAATATATAGTAATATAATAAGGAGGTACAAGTGAGTGCCAGAAAACAAACCAGTGGTAAAGGTAAAGGAACACAAAAGGACGAAGCCGGCAAAGAAAGCGCAGCCAAAGCAGAAGGTCTGCCCGAAGTGTGGCCAGGCAATCAAGGGGCCGAACGCATTGCAGAGATTGCTGAATGCGCTAAAGAGCAAGCCGTCGACGAAGCCTGGGAAAAGCAAATCGAAGAGGCCCGTAAAGAAGCCGAGCGTGCCGTCACCAACCCTGTTCCCAATGAAGCCGACCTTGCCCAAGATCCCGGCGATGAAGAAGACGAAGGCTACTATTGTCCCAACTGTGGTGGCCCCGACGGCTGCGACTGCGGAACCGACCGCTACGCCGGGCACCCCCTCTGAGCCGCATCCTACACGTGCTACAATATAGTTACCCAATGCACAAAGCTGGTGGCAGAACAAGTAAAGCCGAACGACGTGGGGCGATGCCTTAATAGAGGAGGGTGCCAGCTTGGGCCTACCCTGTCCGGTGAATCAAATGTACATAGGTAGTGCAGATAGATTCTGTAACCCGGTGTTACTGATTCCCGGCAGGGTTCTTTAATCAAAGGAGGTCCACATGATAGTAGGGTTTATATGCCCTGATACCACAAAGATCGGCGCCGCCGAATGCATATCGAATTGCAGGATGCCGAAGCGTTGCTTGCCCCGGCCTATCCTGCTCAAGCTGGCGCGTAACAAGGAAAGAATAGATGGCAAATACTCAGTCACTCAACTGATATCCCCGACAAGGATTGCATACTTGCGGGAAATCAGCGCAATTTATATTAAGCCAGAGGGTGCAATTAAAGCATTCTACGGCACAGCCATGCATGAAATGAATAGCAATGAAAAGAGCGGACTGTTTGCGATGGAACAGACCGTATCTAATGACTGGGTGTCCGGTACAATAGACCTGGTTGATGAAGGGATATTGTGGGACTACAAGGTATGGGGTTCATACCGGGTAGCGCGGGCGCTGGGCATGAGGTCAGTCAAGGTACCAAGTCCGAAGACAGGCAAGCCTATCAATTCCTATGTGCCCGGAGGCGAGCCTGAACTTGATGAAGAAACCCTTCAGCTCAACATGTACAGGATACTGGCAAAGGGCAAGCTGCCAGATGTTGACCTGATGAAACTGTTCGTCATAGTAAAGGATGCGGAATTGCGCATAGCATACAGCCGTGGCATTACAAGGCCATGGTATGACATCATCATTCAACCAATGGAAGACGCGACCGTGCTCAATTACTTTGCCGAGAAGGCAGACAAGTTGAGCCTGGCTATTACCAGCGGTGAGATCCCGCCACTCTGCACAGTTGAAGAACGGTGGGGTGGAAACCGCTGTAAGTATTGCGATGTCGTAGAATTTTGTAACTACGGACTCGAAGCAAAGTTTATACAGGAGGAAGACAATGGGGAAAATTCTCTTAGCTGAGAAAAAGACAAGCAAGGATGGGAAGGAGTATTTCAAGCTGGCCATCGAAGGCTTGGACAAGCCGGTCATAGCATTCGGCGGTCCGTTCAAGCAGCTTGACGAGTTCACCCAGGAAGTTGAGCTGTCCAAGGACGGCGAGTCTTACTTCGTGAAGAGGGCCGGTGGTGGTGGAGGCGGGTACCGCAGCGCACCGCGGGACAACGAGATCATCATAGCACAGGTGGCCTACAAGGGCGTTATTGACCTGATGGTTGCCGGCCAGCTGCCGACACTGACTAAGGACGGTGCACTCCGCTCCGACCTGGTCAAAGACTTCGGACTCGAAATGGCACAGGCCATACAGGCCATTTACGCTGCCATCAAACCCGCTGCTAAAACTGAATAGCTTCTGTAAATTAGTAGTTAGCTTCTGTAAACGAAAAATTTACACAGAATTTACAGAAGCTAAGTTACGATCAGACTTGCCAAAGCGTGCCGGCGGGGTGTATGCTTCGCCGGTACGCTTATTTCGGAGGTAGGCATGGAAAGAATTGAACTGACAAAAATGGCACAGATTCTACGGAGTGGAGGGGCGGATCTCAACACAGTGCACCGGTATGTGCGCAACGCAAACGGACAATTGACAGAGGATGAAGTGGTTGACATTGTCAGGGAAGCCTGCCTGGAGAACCCGCCTCAGGACCAGACACTTACCAGCAAGGTAAAGGAATACATCAAGAACACTACAACCTGGTTCACTTACACGGATATGTATCGTGACCTCATGTTGAGCACAGCGCAAGACCGCAGTATCGCAAGGATGGCGGTCAAGCAGATGAAGGATGCCGGCAAGCTGGAGCCGAACAGGAAAATTGAAGGTAAGTACAGGGTGAAGGGCCAGGCCTTAGAGAAAGTAGACTGGCAGTCAGCCGACACTGGCAAGGTCTTTGACATGTGGCTGCCTTTTGACCTTCACAAGTATTGTGACATCTACCCGAAGTCAATCATCATGTTCGCGGGTGAAAAGGATTCTGCCAAGTCCACTTTTGCACACAACATAATAAAGAATAATATACGGAATGTCAAGATACCACAACCTATCAGGCTCTTGAATTCTGAGGCAGGCCCGGAGGAAATCAAAGCCAGGCTAATGAATCACACTGATGTCATGATCCAAGAATGGACGCACGAAATGTACAGCTGCAATAGAAACTACGCAGACTACATTATTCCTGATGGATTGAATATCGTGGATTACATGGAGGTCCGGGACGGCGAGTATGCCATGATAAGTGACCAGATCCGTGACATCCATGATGCGCTTGAGGGAGGCGTTGCCGTTATATTCATACAGAAGGATGCGTTCAAAGAACTCGGCATGGGTGCCGACAAGTCAAGGGAAAAGGCCAGGATATACTGTACCCTTAATCGTGGAGATGTGTTTAACTGGCTGATTGTCAAGACGATGAAGCTGCACAAGCTCACGCAATCACCGGTTGGACTGAAGATATTCTACAAGGTATCAGATGGCGGATCTACTCTTACCGAAACACACAGGGTATGGCCACATGGCGAACCAGTAATGCGGGTAGTATTGCCACCCAAAAATCTAATACTGCCCGAAGGAGTTACATTCATTGAAACAAAACGGACACGGGTTTGATACAAGTGATGGACCCGACAAGATACTGAGCGACATGCTGAACACCGATGTGACAGCACAGGAATGCGAGAATGCTGCCCGCTTTTACATAGACTTTGCAAAGTATAATGCTCTACGCATAAAAGAGCTGGCATTCAAGATGATGATCAGCATAATCATCAACGCAACCGACAGGGCAAAGGCAAAGGAATACGTTGAGATGATCGACACAGTGAGAGCTGTCACCATGTCAGCCACCATAACCGGCATGTGCATAGGCTATGTCATGGGCCGGCGCGGGACAATCTCAGAGTATCCGACCGAATTAAAGGAGAAGCAAGCAACCGATTTGAGCGAGCTACTTAAGAGCTTTACCATTCCGTTAGACCCGACAGTACCAGCGGATGGAGGTCAGTATGAGTAAGTCAAGATGTAAGGCTTGTAGAGAATACTATCCGAGCAAAGACCGGGTAGGAAGTTTTTGTTCTGCGAGTTGCGCAGCTTCTTACTATGCAGCTATAGATAAACTCAAAGTCAGGAGATGTATCTTATGCCATAAAGAATTTATGCATGAACGAAGTGATGCTATCTACTGTTCTTATGAGTGTAGTCATGAAGCTAATCTGAATAGGCAACGTAATCGGATAGTCGATCAAAATGGAAATCGCATTTCCTCTAACCAGCGTTGGTCTATTTTTTCAAGAGATGGTTTTCGTTGTCATTATTGCGGAGCTACGCCTGACGATGGAATCAAATTAGTATTAGATCATATTATACCGATTGCCAAAGGAGGCAACAATGCAGATAACAATCTTATTACAGCTTGTAATTTGTGTAATTCAGGAAAAGGAATAGGCAATGCCCCATAAATTTTGGGTCAGCCTTAGAATTTGGCAGTTTGCCCCGGTTTTAACCAAGGAATTAATAGGATGCGGATAAAAAAAGAGACTTGTTACAGAGGATTGAAAGTAATTGAATTAGAAACCGAGATGGAATTGGCAGTAATGCGAGAGATATGCGGCCTTGCTGAGCTCCATCTTCATAGATTGGAACGTGAAGCTCCTGAGAATTTTCCCAGGGGTGGTTGTAATACATTTAGCGGCATTCCGATAACCGAGATCCGTAAAGTATGCGGGGAAATACAGAGGAAGATATGATAGCAACCGTTAAGATTGAAGTATATGGTGGAGTAGCAGATTACGAATATGTCTGTCGGTGTGGGCATCAGGTCGATGATCCCCAAACAACCACACTATGCAAAGGATGTGGGGTAGAACTTATTCTGCCTGAAGTTGAGTTAATAGATCACGACAATGAACACAGGTAAGCGTGACAAAAAGAAGACGCTCGACTGGTTCCGTGACCATGGCTTCACAGCTGAGTACGTTGAAACCCTGATGTGGGTAGGTGGACCCAGGCGCATTCCAATCAAGAAGGATCTATTCGGCGCTGATGGTGTTGCCTTTGACAAAGATAATTTTATCTTTTGGAATTCCACAACCAGGGCACAGGTAGCAGCTCATGTCAGGGAATTTAGAAAGTTCAAGATGCCGGCACCAATCAGGCAGCTTGTGGTTATCTGGACTCCGCGAGTCAAAGAACCTGCCATGATAGATGCTGCCACATACAAAATAAGGGGGGAATAATGACAGACAACTACGGACACATGCAGCCATCACACTGCAAAACCTGCAAGGAACTGGCAGAAGATTGTGAGTGCAAGCGAGTCCCAATAGAAGAGCCATTGATTGATGGTGAAGATTATCATGCTGACGAATAGACTATTGAGCGAACAGGACTGCCAGCGGATATTCCACGAAGTCTACGGCAAAGAGGAATGTGAATTGGAAGCAATCCATAAATTCATCGAAGCCATATCCGCTGCCCAACTCGCCAAGACAGATGCAGAGTGGGTGGAGTGGGCAGAAACCACATTACGTGCCTGTACTACACGTACTTGCAAGTACCACGATAAGAACTGTCTATATCTCAGAGATATATTATGCGGAGCATGGCAAGAACGCAAAAGGAGCGTAGGGTTATGATTAAATATTACTGGTATTGTAGCAAATGTCATAAGAATAAAAAACGTGTACCCAAAGAGAATGTAAAAAGAGATAGAAGCGGACAATTGAAATGTTCTGTTTGTGGTACTCGTTTGGAGTTAGTCAGTGAAGGATATAAATTAGGTGACTTATTATGAGTATAAATAATCCATATAGGTACAGCTTATCAACTACAATCACAACCAGACTGCAAAATGCTATGGCTAATGCTTTTGACGAAGGTGCCGCCGCCCAACTCGCCAAGGCAGATAAAGAGTGGGCAGAGTGGTGGGAGCGCACGATATCCGAGTGCCGAGCGTGTACCTGCAAATATATGACCCCTGACTGCGAGATAATACAAAAGTCGTGCAAAGCATGGCAAGAACGCCGCAAGGAGATAGGGTTATGAATGACTGGAAACCAGTTAATCTGTGTACGGACGATTGCAAAAGCAGGGACAGTTATTGTCCACCACGCAATAGGTTCGGTTGCGCATCATACGAAAGATATCAAAGTGCGATAGATGCTCAACGCAAACTGCTGGAATATCTGATAGCAGAATGCAAATACGAGATAGGAAAAGGTTTAGTCGAAATTGCGGAAACCATATATAAAGCAAGATTGATTAGGCTTGAATCAATGCTAAAACAACTGGAGGAAAGGAAATGAGTTATTGGTGTCCTTATTGTAACAATTACCATGATAGCACAACTTCTGTATGCCCATATCTATCGGTTAATGCAAATGTGCCAATCAATATACCGAAGATATTCTGCCCTCGTTGTGGCCAGGAAATAAAAGTGGAGGTTAAGAAATGACAACAAAAGGAACTGGAGGAGAAATGAAGATAACACTACCGTACTGGAAACTAACCAATGCCGAACTTAAAAACGTGGCTAACTGTGAACTGGATACACGGCATCCAGGACTACCGTGTGACCGCACACCTGATGGGTTAATCGATTGCCAGCATTGTCCCGTAGGGCATTACTGTGGATTCATAGCCATAGATGCTCAACGCAAACTGCTGGAATATCTGATAGCACATCCTGATAAAGCCGAATGGACAGAGGAAGAAAAACAGGACTGTATAAAAATCAGAACCTTGAAAGTAATGTACAAAGAACTGGAGGCATCACAATGAACTGGCGACCTGATAATTGGGTAAATCCTCATAAAGAGTTTTACGAAAGGAATCCCGAAGTAAGACCGAAGGTGGGAGATTGGGACACTGAGGGGATATATGAATCTGGTGCCTCTGCCATGCTCTCTGCTGTAATCAAATGGCTGGATGAGCCGTGTAAAGAACATCCAAAAGACCCATCACATTATAACTACTGGCTATCCCTCAGATCCTCTATCGCCTTGAATAACCTGATGGGTGCGTTCCCTGACCTGCCTGATGAGGTGGGACAGTGAGAATACTCGTAGCCTGTGAGTTTAGTGGGGTAGTGCGTGATGCCTTTGCAAGGCGTGGGCATGATGCCTGGTCCTGCGACCTACTGCCAACAGAACGCCCCGGCAACCATATACAAGGTGACGTACAAGAAATACTGGAGGATGGATGGGACTTGATGATTGCTCACCCGCCGTGTACTCATTTGGCCGTATCAGGCGCACGATGGTTTAAGGATAAACCGCAAGAACAAGAATCAGCATTAGAATTTGTCCGACAGTTGCTTAATGCACCAATCCCCCATATAGCTCTTGAAAATCCCATAAGCATTATTAGTAGCAGAATACGCAAGCCTGACCAGATAATCCAGCCGTGGCAATTCGGACATGGCGAAGTTAAAGCAACGTGCCTATGGCTAAAGAACCTGCCTTTATTAAGGCCGACTGGTATAGTTGAAGGCCGATTAGCAAGAGTACACCGTATGCCACCTGGGCCTGACCGATGGAAGGAACGCAGCAGGACATTATCGGGGATAGCGCTTGCCATGGCAGAACAATGGGGAACACTGCGAGAGGTGGGACAGTGAGTAAACCTGTGCCAATCACGCACACCTGTAATAAGTGCGGGTCACGCCCGGAAGGGCAGCTAACCTGCGGGTGCGTGAAGTGCTTCTTTGCGCTGGCGTGCCCGTTTCAGGGCAGGCGGGCGTATGACTGGAAAAAGAAATGGAAGTGCTACACTGAACAGGTACTTCCGATGGAGGACACTTGGACAAAGAACTTATCCTGACGCTGTACGTTAAACTTGGCCGGCCGCTCATCCATCTTGGACCCGGGGAGAATTGCTTTGACCTTGAGCTATTGCTCGAGCCTGGCAACCCGTTGATGCAACGGCACTGTGATGCTATTATGGAGTGGTATGAAAAGAATTCCAAGGCAAAAACCTAACCAGCGGTGTGTCAGGTGCAATGGCACAACAGGCATGGGATACAACGAGCCTGTGATTTTTTGCTACAGTTGCAATGCTATCTATGCTCTGATCACTGGTAAATTCAAGCGTTACGACGAGCAGCTTGTCTTTAATGAACTCAGGGCCTACGGATAATAGGGCAGGGCACCGAGGCGCCCCGCCCTACGTCGTAATTGCAATGAAGTTAAGAGTCTTTCTTTCCCTTTACTGCCGGGTTCTTATTCAATGAGCTGGCATAGATGGCAACATCGAGAGGGTTAACCGGTCTGCCACCGCCAAAGGTTCCCCAATCCAATCCTTCTGAATTGGTACCAACCAGGTCTAACCCCTGATCCCACATCTGGAAGTCGTCTATCATCCCGATGAGATTCAGTATCTCGTCAAAGGTTTTGTTCGAGCAGACCATGTTGTTTGCCTTCTCATAGTCTTGCTTGACCTTGAACATCACCTTCGCCTTGTTCGCGAACTCTGCCATGGGCGGGACTTCAAGCTGGGTATAGTATTTCCAGCCTTTGAAGAATAGGTCTTCGCACTTCTTGATCCATTCAGTAGCCTGCTGCACCCTCATCTTTGGCTGAACCTTGAGCAAGTCAAAGTCAAGCATGCGGTTGTAGAAAGCATAGGCAGCGGACAGCTCATCCTTGCCAAGCTTCTGCTTGATCTCGTCTGCTATCGTGTTGACATCAGCATATGCCCACAGTGCGGGCACGGTAGCAGCCTGGATCAACACCGGCGCTTGTGACGGTCTGGGCGCCACGGTAGCGGATGCCTTGCCATCACCGGCCGGCGCGGACACCGGCATGATGCCGGCCAGCATCAGCTCTTTCTTTGCCTCAATCTTCTGACCGTCCGTAATGGTGCGGACAATAGTGAAGATTGTACCGGCCACGAATGGCACGGCCGGGATAAGCAAGGCATTCCAGAACTGCGTGATAGTCTCTGCCTTGGCCGGGTCGGTAACAAACATGAGCACGACTGTCAGCATCATACTGAGTGCCATCGTGATCATCCTCACATACCCATCGATAGGTTTTTCTGTCATTGTATTCCCCCTTTATTTATTAAGTGTTTATTTACAATAGCAGTAGTGCGCTTGCTTACTGCTTTGATGTCACGAACACGCTTGGCATCAGCGACTATGACTGCCGCAGCCGCTGCATCTGCTGTAGTTGTGGTTGTAACAAGATCAGCCTGTGCGGCTTTTAATGCGATAGCCGCCTCAAGCGCAGTTACCCTGGCTTCAAGCGTGGTCAAGGTAACAGTATGGGTGTGCGGATTTCCAGGAGCATCCGAGCTTGAAGTTATAACATATGCCATAGTTATATCCCGTACTTCTTCTTAACGGCAGCTTTGACTGCACGTTTTTCGTAGGGTGAACCATGTTGTTCTACCCTTGCCTTGGCATTGACAGCATGGTTCTTATCATTGATAGGGTACCGTCTATTAGGCAAAGCAAAGGATGACTCGGACAGTTTCTTGCGGTCTGCTGCATTTAATTTAGCCATGGTGTTACCTCACTACTGTAAACTTTTGAGTATCAAAAGTATACGTCACAGTCCGAAAGGGCGGGAAGTCATACTCAATTATAACGTGCATATAGTATGTGCCCGCCGGCAGTGACTCAGGGATTACGGTGGTGATGTCTTCTATGCAGTGCTTGCCGGTAAGGTAGGAACTTTTATAAACAGGCAGTGAAAAGATGACACCGTCAATAAAAGCACGCTGCACCCTGGCCGACTGGTCAGTGTACTTCACGTAATCCATGCAGACGCCGAGCGTTTCACCGGGCCGGTAGACTTCTTTGCACACAGGGACCGGCTGTACGACCTCAATAGTTTTGTAAGGGTATATCAGGTTGAACCCAATGAAGAGTATCAGCACGATGGCAAGCAGTAGCGTGACAAAGGCAATGCATTGAAAGAGTTTGGACATTACGGGCCTCCTTTATTGATGACGATGTATAGCAAGGCGCTGAGCACAGCCAATAAAACTGCACCCACCATGCCGTAGATAATATTACGTATCGGCTTAAACTCAGTTTCGAATTGCTTGATGGTCAGGTAGTATTTTTCTACCTTCGTATCAAGAAGGTCCACTTTCTGATCAAGCTTGTCTATCTTGCCCTCAAGCCTGGCAATTTCCTGACGGGCAAATGCCAGTTCAACAGATAAGGATTCAAGTGTGGTCGGCATTATATTTTGGCCTCCGTTGCAGTTATCGTAAACCAATACTCAGGGTTCTTGCCAGGTCCCTTGTACATGCAAAGCTCATGCATTAAATCAAATGTCACCCACGTTTTGTATCCATTGAATGTTTCAATATACACCGGCCACTTTTCATTATCTATTTCACGCAGGATTTCCGCAAGCTCGGTGACACTGCGCATGCCAGCTCCGCCGGTCGGCGTCATTTCTGTATCGGAAAGGTAAACAGTAAATAGAAATTGCTTTTGCTTGTTCGGCATAAGCTTGCCTGATATTTTATACGTGAGTAATTCTGTGGCATCCTCATCTTCCCTCACGAAATTGAGAGTGATGATATTACCCCATGTGTTGTCAGGAAAGATAAGCGTTTGCCATGGCCCGGTTGTTATCTTTTCCTGGAACTCATACCAGTTAGGGGAGTCGTCAAGTTTGTATGATACCGTGATGTAATCATCCGTTGATATGCCGAATGTCTGCACGGACAAGGTAAAGAATGCCTTTGGTGTGTCATGGTAATCAGCGTGCTGCCAGAATGTATCGGCGCCGCCATGCATTACGAACTCCCACCTGTCATTGATACTGAACCGTTCCTCCTTGGAATCAATCGAAGCATACTCCGCATAGTAAACAGAGATACCTTCTATTACCGCAGACGCGGTATAGGTTGAGCTGGACATGGTCACCTTGAACTGCACCTGTCTTGCGTAAGTATTGTCGGGGAAACTTACGAGCACATAGTCACCGGTTGTAATGCTGGCGTTCAGAGTTACCCAACTATCGTCGGGATTGACCCTGTAATACAATGCAACAGGATAGGTTGCTGACACACCACGAAGCCGCAGGCCTACACGGTAGAAGCACTTGTTAGTGTCGGCCATCTTGCCGCGGAAGAATGACGAGTACCACGATGAGCTGGCATTGAACAAGAATGCTGAGTCAGAATCAGGATCGGCATAGTTGGTAGGGATATGCAGGTAATAGATCCCATTGGTTGCATTGCTGCAGGTAATCCATAACCGCAAGGACCCGCCAAGGTTGCTGATAAAAGCATGGTTACAATTGTTTGCCGAGTCTTCCAGGCCGGTGACAGAACCTATAGGATGCCATACCCATGTTGCTTTACCGCCCAGGTATTCCCACCGGGCCTTGAGTATTTCAATCTCCGTACCGTTGTCGAGCACAATGTAATGGAACCAATTGTCATGAGCCATGGCCAGCACTTTGCCTGTATGTTTATTGATATCCCCGTTGTATATCCATGACGAAAGCCTGCTCACTGCCCCGTCAGACGAACTGTATTCGAACAGGTCACCTGATCCGACAGGGATGTACAGATAGCTGCTGGCATACATCATGTTCCTGCAGCTATAGCTATTGGCGTAGCAATTGAACACATTGTCCACTGCGCTGACCAGGCCATCCGTATCCAGCACGTACAGCATATCTTCTGTGCCTACATAAACCTCTGAAGGGTGGCTGACCATGCCGGTGATGACAGCGTTGGCATTACCAACCACTGATGCAGTTGACCAGGCCCCGCCGTTCAGCGGGTTGGCCGTACTCCGTACCTCATAGTCACTGCTGCTGCCCCACAAGGTATCAGCTACCATCGAGAACAAGGCGATGTTGTGCACCGTGTTGGTGCAGGCAGTAAGGTCTGTGCCATCCCAATAGCCGTAGGCTGCTGCTGCTGCGTGGGCAATTAGGACATAATCACCCCACACTATGACATCGGTAATTGCCGCGCCTGTATCCAGCGCATCCTTCCAATGATCTGTATCAAATTCGTATAGCCTTTGCCCCCAGGCTGCATAGAGCTTGCTATTAAAGTTGAAGCATTTCACCCCACTGCCACTGAACGCAGTACCGGTGTTGGATGACTTCACTATCTTGGGACCCCGAACTATCTTCCTGATGATGGAAGCATCAGCGCCCTCGCTGTCATAATACTTGGCCATGTTATTATCGAAGTAACGCTGGCCGCACCCGCCATGAAAGGTTTCCTGAAACAGGTTGACTTCTTGCAGGTAGGGTATCCTTGCCTCTGCCGGCCTCTCGTTCGTATACATTGGCGACATCACCTTCATATCCGTGACCTGCATCTTCTTGAGATTGGTGTCAGGGTCAATGCCGAGCCTGAATGGCAGTACTTCTGTCTTATAGAGGATATCGATTTCACCCTTCATAGTTCATCCTGAAACTGGAATCCGCTGTCTGTGTCGCAAACGGAACCATGACAAATTTTGCTTTAAGGTTATTGTGTTCCTTCACAAATAGATTGGCTATGGCAGCCAATTCCTTACTGTCATTACCAGACATGTTGATATACTGCGTCAATATATTGTAGACGGCGCCATAAGTTATTACCCTTTTCCACTCAATAGGAAAATCAAGCACGGACGCAGGAGTGGTGTATTCTCCGTAAGTGGCAAGTCCTGATATCCGTATCTTGCATCCTGAAGCAAAAGAATCTACGGAGATATACTTGACTCCGGATATCCAGTGCTCTTCCCAATCACACCGTATCCACGTACTGTCATTGGTTTCGGTTATGTCACCACCTATCTCTACTCGCTGAATAATCCTGATATTGCTGGGCACAAGGTGATACATTGATGTACTGGACACCTCAAGTGTCTTATCCTGGACAGGAGTATTTAATTCGGGGAAGCACATCTCAATGGCTTCGTTGATACACCGGTCTATGTCAGCCATACTGTAATTGGTTATCTCAGCCGTATCATCAACCACTATCTTTTGGGTGTACGGCTCGTAGAAAAATATCTCGCCACGCTCCTGCCCATTGGCCTTGATCTGCCTGTCAAATGCAACATCACGTACTACCCTTACCCATTTATTCCATAGCACATTGTTTGAATAACGTTTGCATTCGGTAGCCATGAAGTTATCAAAGTTATTCCCGCCTTCTGTTGTTACTTTGAACGCATGGTACAGGCCAAGCTTGCGTGCTACGGCCTGCTCAAAAGTGGCTAATGTTATGTTACTCATATCGCTAATACCTCAAATGGGACAGAGCATTCCTTGTCCCTGGTGATGTGACCCGAGTCGGTGATTGTGAAGATGGCAAGATATCGACCTACCTTGTGGGAAGATGTTATCAACCATGAGTCATAGTAGTAAACTCCAGTTGACTCTTTGGCCGCAGTTTCCGTGGCGGTAGCGGATACCAGTTTGCCGGTGTCCTCTTCGTAGATGGCGCAGGTGATGGAAGTATCCGGATCTACAAGGGCACCATCGATGTCCCGGGTTTCGCAATATAACTTTGGCTTTGCCCCGACATAATATCCTTTCATCTTATCTCCATTGTATCACGTTATTTGGCAGATGACTTAACTGCGTTGTGTTTCCACGGCTGGGTAAACGATACCAGTGGTTTCCTGTGCTTGATGGTCTGGTTGGCATGGCCCATCACCTTGATGTTGGTAACCACTGCCCCGAATACAACAGGAAAGGTATAAGGGAAAGTGGTATTACCCATTGTGATTTCTTGCGCCGGCATAATTCCTCCTTATTTTGCCTCCGTTGTTACCGAGTCCAGTGCTTCAACGTGGGCAACTAACGGTCTTCTATATCTTACAGTAACAGTTTGCCCCTGGTAAACTATCGTTGTCAGGCCTGGCGGGAATACAAACGGGAAGGTGAATGGGAATTCAACCACGCCCAGGTCGATGCATTCAACATGCCAGAAGTGGATGTCGGTCCCAAAGGTTGTAGATAAAACAATGCTGCCAGGCAAGAGCCATTGCTGTACTCCGACATTCGGTTCCCCTACCAGCTCTGTGCTGCCTATTCCTGTGGCAAATAGAACAAACCCCAGCGCAGGCGTGCCAAATGATGCGGTGCTGCCGATCCCCGTAAGAAGCATGTCAAGATTAGTGAGCGCCTGTCCGAAGGTGGTCGTTGACTCAATGCTGCCAGGCAGCAAGGTCTGGTCATATACCAGTGCCGGCGTGCCAAAGGCTGTGGCCGAAGCTATGCCTTGCGGAGCAATGAGATGGACAACCATCGGAGTTCCCGCGGAGATGGTTGACGCAATCCCGTCGGGGATAAGTGTCTGTGTGGTGGTTGTTATACTAAGCGTCGGTGATCCGAAGGCAAGTGTGGATTGTATATCTCCCAACCATACCGCAGGGAATGTGATGGTGAACGGATCTCCATGGTTATCAATCCTGATGCCGAAGCTAAGAGAAAGACTGCTGACTGCTGCTGTGGTCGTAATGCTGCCTGGCGCTAATGTCTGATTGATTAACGCCCTGCAATATATCATGTAGCAATACGAACTGTACTGATCGTACGCTTTCGTGCCGTAGTTATATACTGAAGTAGCTGATAATAATACGTAGACACGCAGATCATCTATCTCGGACTGTGTCAAAGTTCCCGTGTAAGTAATGCTTTGCCACCCGCTATCCGTGGTTGTAGCAGTCGCAAGCTCGGTTGTTCCTTTGTACAGTTTAATTGTATAAGAATGTTTAGAGGCCCCGGTATCGCTTGTGCCAAGATAAAACCATGCGGTTATGGATTTTACTGACTCACCAGCCGCAAGTGTGTATGTTTCAAGGGAGAGGAGATCAGACGCACTGGCAGGATTGGCGTCACCGGCATTGCTTGTCTTGTAGACATAGTCGGCAATGTTAAGAGTGTCCTCGTCAACAAGCTCATAATGATTTGACCCTGCACTGCAGGATAACCCGACCGTGATATCCCCATTTGGCCGCAAGTAGATTTCAGCCATTACAATTTCCAGTCAAGAGTAAACGGGAATTCGGAATCAGGTATCTTGCACTCATAATAATTTTGTGCTTTTGGGCAGCGGGTAAGTTTGTTGTCGATAACACGGATAAAGCGGGTCTTGTCCTTAAAAGGAAGCCCTATCACCTGGTCTTTTGTTCCATCAAGCAGGTCATCCAGTGTTTTTAATCCTGCGCTATAACCAAGCCGATACATCATGAGAAGGTCTTTGTACATGGCATCAACACCTATCTCTCTCCGCGCAGTTGTCACACATGAAGCTGTACTGAAATCCTCAAAGCATGGCGGGATATCCTTAAAGCCAACGCACAGATCACAGTTATTGTGTGCGGTGCGGTATTCCTGAAGAAGTTTAATCAGCATCGATTCATTGAAGGCTTCAATGTGATGCTGGGTTTCCATGCCGTATGCCCAGGCTACAGTATAGAAATCTTTAAGAGCGGCGCTATCCTGTTTACTTGCTTTGAATTTGTCCCATGCTCCCCGCAGTTCCAGCAGTTTATCAATATCCTTTTGATCCACATGCTTTACCTATAGCGCAAAGATTTTGCTGGCCCCATCATCCCAGGTGATTGTGATATCTCCGCCATTCGGCGTACACGGGATGCCGGTTGCCGTGTCGATACAACAAATAAGCTGGGAAGTGGCAGCGTTTCCGCTGTCACGATAGATAACGATGTACTCAAACTGATCACCAGTCACGGAAGTTATGGTGATGTCGGCTGCATCGAATACGCCGCCAGTAGTGGACTTGGATGCAAGGTTCCCGCTTGTGCCGACCCGGGCCCCTGCCGGGATATCATCAAGAAAATCATGGGCAGCCAGGTCAAGGGTATAGTCCGCGCTATCGACAAGCACGACTTTGATATCGTCATCAAGCAGGTCAATGTCTTTGTCGAGAAAGGCTTTCTTTGCTTTTGCGTACAGTGCGCTTGCCATAATTTAATCTCCTATTTACTAAGCGTCTGTTATTGCTACTGATACTTCCCTTGCAATAGAATTATACAGGAGAAAATTCCGTACATACCCATTGGTCGTTGATATGTTGCCGACATAACAATACAATTGTAACGCATCCCCCGCCACCACAGTAATGTTTTCGGAATAAGTGGTATAACTGGTACTTGGGGCAGTTTGTAAAGTTCCAACCGCCGCACCATTTACATATATTTGTCCGAATACGCCGGCAGTGCCAGATTCCCTCTTCAAATCAAATTTAACAGTTAAGATTCCACTTCTGTAAACGGTATATGCTTTGAACAATTGAGGACTTGAAGCTGCAGATATAAATTCTTCCGTGGCGGCTGCAGGTAATAACAGCACATTACCTGCAGAAAAGTCAGGGGTTCCCGGGTTTCCCCATGATGGGTTAGCTCCGTGCCCACCACTCATTAGTGATTGCCCTAATGTGCCGTGCGGTAAAGCAGCCATCACCCCTGCTGCTGAAGCATAAGGAACATCGCCATGCTCTGTCAGCGCAGCAAACGGGTTCGCCCATTCAGGAGCGGCTGCCCCTATCTTGAGATAGAGTCCTGATGTCCCTTTGGCTAACCGCTTCCAGTATGTGCCATCACAATAAATAATATCCCCGGCAGCCTGGCCATCGGCAACATGGCTGGCTGTACCCAGCCAATCTGCCTTGCTCAGATCATCGCCAACATCAGCATGTTTGAATTCATTTGCCATTTCAATCTCCTATACGCTGGCAGAGAACAATCCTGCCGTGGGGAATTTAATCGTGGTAGACGGATCACCGGTTATATTCAGTCCGAAATCAATATAACCTATCAGGTAGCCTGTAACCGAATCGTAAATCACCGCATAGTGAGCTGTGGTTGTGTAGTTAAATAAAACATCGTCAGCATCAAACGTAGTTATATTCGTTGCTTCAACGTATGTTGCAGTTTTCGTTGTCAGCTCTTCGCCGCCTTCAGGATAATCCCCGGCGTGGGAATGCTCATGCGTGGAAATGTCACTCCATTCGTCTTCGGTATCCTGGTCGGGTGTCCACGTATCCAGCAGCAGAGCGCACTTAATCGCATTGGTATCCCAATCGATATGGCCTTTAGCCATTGCGGCCGGCAAGGATCCGAACAGAACAAAGGTTGCGTCAGCCACTTAGCTTACGCCCCTTACCCTGAATGTCCTGTCAGCTGCCTGGTTGCTTCCGCATTTGATACGGATGTACTGTGCCCCGCCGATGCTGAAGAGTATGGCCATGCCGGCAGTGCCAGCAGTAGTAGCCTGCGCAAAATGCCCGGTTGCATCGTCATCAAGAATGTTCACGATGACGGGAACCTCGGCTTTACTGGGAGTTTCCTGTATGGCGACTCCGACAACAGAACTGGTAATAGTTGGGACAATCACCAGTACGTGCGTGTAGTCACCGCCCAGGTCAACCAGGCTTGAATACTGGTCTGCGTCATCGCCTGAAAATTCAAGATCCGTGCGGTCATAATCAATGACTGCGTCTTTCCATTTACCTATCATGTTATTCTCCTGGTTCCCATTTCGTTAAGATGCCATCCTTGAATGTCAGTTTCCCTTCGGCAAGCTGGATGACTTCATTCTTGCCTTTGTGTTCACCGGAGTAAAGTTTCCCGTTGACTACAACCTTACCTGTGAAAGATACATCGGACGAAATTTCTGCAGGCAGAGCGGGAATGTCCCTTACCTTTACAAAACCTGATGCGGACGGTTCATACAGCGACATGCTGCCATCTTCGCTCAGTGCAATCAGTTTGCAGAACTTCTTGTCGTTGTAATCGTCAAGAATAATTCCTTCCATATCAATTTCCTTGGGCCGGGGAGATTAAAAGTCCCCCCGGCCCATTGATTACACCATGCCTTGCAGGTCTACCATGGGAGCGTTAGATGCGCTTGATCCGCTCATGTCGAGCGCGACCCCGGCGATCTGTAATCCGCTTTCCAAGGTGATGTCGTTGCTGGATTTCAGGCTGCCGTTGCCGACATAGACGAGAGTCCTGTCGCCAACGCTGTCGCAGGTGTTGCCATCGCTGGTTCCCCAGCAAGGGCCACGGGTCTGCAGCCAGAAGAATTCGCCATCTGCCGCAACCGCGGCGGAGAAGCCGAGATAGGTGACATACTCGCCACCGGAGTTATCCGCTTTGAGATTGTAGAACGGGCACTCCATCAGTTCGATGGTCGTGGTAGTAGCCGTTACAGCAATGCTCAACGGGAAGTCCAGTTTGAGAGTCAAGGTCCCGCCGGTGGTGGCCAGCGCGGGATGGCTGACAATCTGGAACATCTGCGGGTGCTGACCGCTGCCGTTACCTACGACTATGAAGCCGCCGGCCAGTTCGTTAGCGGACAGTACGCCAGTGGTGAGAACGCCGATCTCGGTGTCGATGGTGACAGATACATAGTAACTGCCAACCGCACCGGCGGCCAGGGTTTCGCCAGGATATGCCAGCGCTTGCGCAGCGGCGGTAGCCTGGGTGGGAGCCACGGCGCAGGTGTTGGTCTTCTTAGCCTTGTATGCGCCGACCTCCGGGTTAACCGTGCCGTTTGCCTTGCAGTAGTAGAAGGTCCGCATCGGGCCGGCCATGAGCTTCGTGCCCAGCGGATACTTCTGCATGGTATCGGAAGTGTGAATGTTGAGCGGCATGTCCAGGTTAGGAACATCGCCCCACGGGGGCAGCCACAGGAGCATGCCGTTCTTTAGGGTCAGGGGATATTCGGTATGTTTTCTCGTCGCCATATCCTTTCTCCTTACACCGTTACCGCGGCTGCGGTGACGTCGTGTATTCTACCCAGGCAAAGCTTCGATCCGAGCAGGGGCGCTGAGTAGTTGATGAGCCTGATGCCCCGGGCATCGTAGTTGGGGAGCTTGTCGAAGATGTCCAGCTTGAAGAATTCACCGATACCCTTGGTACCGCCGAATCCCAGGGCCAGACCCGGGTTGCTGCCAGACATCGGGTTGCCCCACTTCACGAAGAAGATGGAGTAATTGGCCGTGCCGGTGGAGTGCAGGTTGCGGAGCGTGGTGCCCCGGCCGGTGTTAGCATCTTCAGCCAGAAGGTAATCGGTCGGTATGATCGTCACGCCGCCGAAGGCGTAGACTGGTTTCCCTATTTCATTCATGCTGCGGGTGATGTACGAGAGGTTGCCCGCAGTGGCAGTAGCCAGCTGAGCAAAGCCGCGCTCTTCATATGCCTGGGTGAAGTAGCGGAAAATGACGTACGGCATGTAGCAGGCATCCCAGCCATGCTTGCCGTTGTCAATCATGCTGCGCATGTTGAACAGGGATAAACCGGCCTCGCCATTGTCTATGTCCAGCACGCCGTCGGCAGCCGCGCCGGTGTCATTAAGAGCGGCCAGTGCGTGCAGGCCGTCGAACTGTTTCGAGCTGCCATAGGTGATGTCATCGTAGATAAACTTATGGTTGAGTTTCCTCAAGATAAGTTTCTCACACTCTTTCATCATCAGGGCCTCGTAGTCGTTGACGGTCTTGTAGATCTCGGCAACAAAGTTGTCGAGCTTCACTGCCTTGTAGCAGCGTTTCAGAGATGTTTCGACGGTGGTGTAGTTACCGCCCTTTGTCCACTGCAGTTCCTCACCGATGTCGAATTCTGCCACGGTGGATTCGTCAAGGGTACCTTCGCGCAGCCACTTGATGCTTGGGCCAGTGCCGACGGCTTGCGCCACCGGGGCCTTTTCCAAGAGCGGATTGCGTTTAATATCCTCTTCGACCACGCCAGGGCAGAGCAAAGACTGAGTAGCCTTCGCCATCTCTTCAAGCGAATTCCAGTACCCGCCTGAATCTGTCGTCATGGTAGATCCCTCCTATAGATTTTCCCGTGCTTTGGCTATGGCCTGCCGCCTGCGCTCCATGTCGTCCGTGACAAGGGCGCCGGTCCCTCCGACTCCGGGGAGATCGTGGCGTGCGCCGGCCATCTTCTTGACTTCCTCAATGGCAGTCTTCTTGCCCTTCTCTTCCGCCTCCTTGAGCTTTGCCTCGATGTCGCCGACTGTTTGCTGTGGTTGTGCCGGCGCTGCTGCGGGGGCAGACCGTCTGTTATTGGCGATCTGTACCGCCAGCATTATCATCTTTGAATAGTCAAGGCTGCCAGAAAGGTAAGTGCTGTCAAACACTGCCTTGATTGCTTGGATATCAGGATCTTTCAGATCATTCATATCCACTCCAATCGGAGAAAGCAGCGCGTCAACAACGCCGAACGCGCTATCAGCTGCCTGGTCAGACTGGGTCTTCAGCTCCGTGTCTGAAAGGTTCTTGTCAATGGTCGCTGTCTTTTCACCAGCGGCCTTTGACAAGTTCTCAATTGTAGCTGTTAGATCCTGGTTAGTACCGGGAGCAGCACCGCTGGCAATTGCCGGGGCAAGAGCTTTCAGGATGGATTCGATTCCCTCGAGCCTTGCCGACACTTTGTCGCTAAGTAACTTGTTCTCGGTTCTCAAGGTGTTGCGTTCGTTAACAAGCCGCCCAATCATCGCTTGGACTTCTCTGTTATCTTGCCGTGCCGGGGCAGTAACAGGTGCCGCCACTGGCGGGGTCTGGTCGGCCTTCTGCTGTTCGCCCGGGCCGGGCGGTACAGCGCTACCTTGGGGCGCCTGCGCCGCAGGCTGGTTAGGATCTGTCATTACTTGTACCTCCAAATTTCGTATTTATTAAATAGGTGCTGGAGCACGTAGCGGTTCTTTTCCATCTTCAGCTGGAGCCATTGCGCCCAACTGTTAGCCGGTTGGCCCTTTACGTATTCCATCGCCAAGTTTGTTAAAGAGCGGTACTGATCTCTCAGTTCATCTATCTTTGATAATATACTTGCCATCGTCATGATGTCAAGATTCTCATCACCAAGCTTCTTGCTCAAACTGGTTATCTCTGCATACAGTGCACGCTCTTCGTTCATATATAATTGGGTCTGCGGTTCGGGCCTGGACTTCTGCTCCATGGTTGCGCGGAGATCCGCCATAGCTTTGTCGGAAGTTTCAGTTACCCTGTTTAATTCAGCATTGTCTGTTGCGCCCGGCAGCTTCAGGCCCAGGTCGTACATTATGTTATAACGCTGCGCTATGTCGTGCGCCTTGGCACTCTGCAAGGTAGAAACATACCCAAGCATAAATAATTTTGCATCGACTTCCGGATTCCTTTGCCTGAATTCAAACTTGGCAGGATTCATTTGGTATGCAGCGAATTCATCCTGGCCGGTAACTGGCAGGCCTTTGCTTTCCGTTGCTATGTACGGATTGATATTCCAATAGTTTGTATCATCTTCATAAACATCGGAGATATCTTTTTTCCACATAGCAATAAGGTGGGCAGTAGGGGTCATGCCCCTGCCGACCGTTGACATGCGGGAGCAGTATTCCCATATTGCCGTACCGTTAGGATTCTTTTCAAGTTCATCACGGTATTCACGCAATGCTTTGTTCATCCCGGCAAAGTCATAACCGTCAGCAGTATCCCATTGCGGGTCATCAATAATCGCCCCGTACTTTAGGTATGCAAGATCCCAAAAGTTTGAAGCTTGCGGGTCATCATATTTATTCTTGGTCCATGCTTCAAACACTTCAGGGTGAAGTAATGTTTGCTGCTTGATTGCATCGTAGTATGCCTGCTTGATCTTGGAATATTCCTGCCTGTATTCCTTGAGAGTGACAAGGTTCCGCTCGAGCTTGTCATCTAATTCAAGTAACGCATTCTGCATATCGAGTGCGGCAATAGTTATAATGAGGCTGGTTTGATTGGCGGCAGGAACCTTCTGATCAAGCATGTCTTGTATCGGCGCTTCAGCATCAGTCTTAACTTTTAATTCAGCAATCTTTTTTTCCAGTTCAAGCAATTCAGAATCTTCCATCATCATTGTCTTGAATTCAAGTGCTGGTAAATTTTCCCTGGCTGAGCGGGCATTGATATAGCCATGTCTTTGCGCGACAACATTTTGCCTGTCGGTAATCAGATTCATGTAAGTTTCCCGTTGCGCGTTCATGCCGAAAAACTCAGCGAAGATGGGGCCAATCATTGACCACCAATGTTCATCACCATAAAGCGGAAGCTGATCATATTCATAAAGATAGGATACAAGAGCACCGCCTATCCAGAACGGGGAAAACCTTGGAGCAACAACATACGTAAGCCATGATCCTATATCTTTGTACACATCCTTCCCTACAAAGGTTGTGCCATATGCCGAGTCTAATGCAGCACTTATTACAGGTGATGTGTGCGATCTCAAGTAACTCCATGGCTGACTAAGCAAGGCATCCCATGCCTTCTTGGTTGCATCCTGATCTTTGTCTGCCGCTCCCTTTGCTGCCATGGTAATGTATGCCGCAATCCTGCACAGCATAGTCAGGTTCGTAAGGAACCCGCCTGCCCATCGGACATAGACTCCCCCTATCTCAAACTTCATAAAGTTTGCATTAAGCGGGTCCAGCTGCGGATCCTGCCCGGTTAACTCGCAAAGCATTATGTAATTAACCAGGTGCATTATCGTGGACTTGGTGACATGCTCAAGCGCAAGCTGCGATGCCATCCCACCCTTGACAATATCAAGCCACGCTGAAACATTGGCACGCATATATCTTGGCGCAAAGAACAAAAGCGTTTCAAGTTGCTTGACATCAGTACCTATACCTATCGCTTCCGTATTAAATTGCCCGACCCAGTTATTGATTTGTGTGCCGATTATATATCCCTGCTCTGCGGTCATTCCAATCTTGTAATAGGATTTCCACCATTCAAGTTTGAGTACATCAATGTATGAGTTAAAGACGTTACCAAAAGTTGCGACTACTTTATAGAGAGGGTCAAGCCTGTTCAGCATCACTTTTCCTGCGTATTCGCCAGATGAGAATGACAAGCCGCCTTTTTTAATAGCCTGCAAGATAGTATCTGCATTGCCAACCATGTATCTTGAGATTGCCTTATGCCCGGTAAGGAACATGGGAAAGGATATTGCCGCAGCCTTCAGGAATATGTCGGGGCGTATGAGCATTGTGGTCATACCCATAACCGGTAGGTACCCTAAGTCCACGGTAGTCATCAACATTCTTGACAATGTATTCATATCAATGAGTGGCTTCAATGTTGGCGACATCCTCACAGATATTGACTTCTCAATAGAGTCTGCCACCTTTCTGTCAAAGTAGTACATCTCATGCCCGCGCAAGAAATTCTTAGCAGCGAGATCAGGAGTTAACTGGCCACGATAAAACGCCTGGGTTGGGGTAATCTCCAATGGCAACCTGTCGCCGCCGCGTTTCCATGGCTGCACATTGCGCCCGAGTCCGGGGATAGATATCTTTTCATGGTAAACTGTACGCCCCCTACCAAGCGACTCCGTCTTACCAAAGGGTGTGAATAAATTCCTGGCACCGATCTGTTCTACCGGGTGAGTCGCAAGACTTTCAGCCTCCAATCTCTTGAGATGATTAAGCACAGTAGTAAGAGAATGCCCATCGTAATATTCAAGAGCTTTTATATTTAGGATATCCATTACCCCGGCATCTTCAAGAGCCTTCTGCTGTATCAATGAAAGCCTGATCGGCGTGGCTATGGCAGGATTCAATTTACCTTCAATCATTCGTATCAATTTATTTAATGACTCTGCCCTTACAGTATAAAATTGCTGAGATGCCATGCCATGCTTGTTTATGTTATCCCTGAATATCTTGGACAGTACCGCATTGAAGTCATACATCAGCTTGTCATGGGTCAGCCTTGCTATATCAATCTCAAGCTCGACTTCACCACTCGTTATCTTTGATATGAGTTCATCGTAATTTTTCCCACGGAGATTTGGTATCGGTGTTATCTGCCCTGCCTGCGCCCGTATCATATGGTAAAGCGGAAGCATCCATTCACCGCTCATTGATACAGACTTTGGAACCAGTCCGTGCTTAATGGCATAGGCGTGAGATGCCTTGTTTAATACCATGGACATCTTGAACTGGGGCAATTCAGTCAACGGTGTGCCGGCCAGCGGGCCGCTACGTATCTGCCATTTATCAAGCGACATCATCACAAGATGAGCTTCATGGGCAGGAGTAGACCACGGGTGAAGCGCCTGGTATTTTGCGGCAGACATTGTTTCTGTACCAATGGCAAACGGGAAAACCGATGCGCGTATGTTTGTCCACCTCGGGCCCGGGTCAGAAATAATTTCAATTCCCATCCTTACAAATCTTTCGACAGCAGCATTTGTCATGTGGGAAACATCATCCATTACCAGGGCAAGCTTTCCATATTGATCGGCAGCTGCCTTCGCCTCATCGACATTGAAGAATGTATTGGCAGGACGCGGTGTTGCGGGAAGTCCTGCTGATGGTATCTCATGGCGCGACTTCAGGTCATGCCCATATTCATAAAAAGGTTTACCCTGGTCCTTTGCCATCCTCTTCGCCATTTCGTATTTAAGGTTATAGTCAGGCGCAAGCGAAGCAGTGTAATTTGCGCCTACCTTTGGACCCGTGTATTTGTAACGAGCTGTTCTTGCTGAGAAATAAAGCACAGCGTCTGATTCGTAGACATCGTAATACAAATCGGAAATGGTTTGATCCTGCGGAGAAAACTTGTAACCTTTGGCCATATCAAGGTATGGCTGAATACGTTGGTCTATATCAGGCAACAGGACATGCGGAGCAGGCTGCGTATGAGGAGCAGTAGCAAGTTGCGCAAGGTTGCCTTTGAACCCTGGCAGGTACGGGGTTATGCTCGGCGGAGTAGGCGGCCCGGCAGGCGGTGGCTGGCCTGAAGGAAGAGATGGTTTTACTGTTAACTGCGGAGTAGGCGCAGGGCCACCGGCAGGTATCGGTTCTATGTTTGGGAAAAAAATTCTCTTGGCTCCGTGTTTATCCTGGATAAACACCATCCCTACATCTTTATATGCATCAGGTAATTCGGACATTATATTTGAAAGCAGCTGCACTTGGCTGCGCGCCTGCTGCTGCTGCAGGGTATGCAAAAGAAATTCGAGATCTCTCTTGCCGGCATCCGTATTCATCTCTGCCAAAAGCCTCGGCACCTTTGTCAATAATCCTGTTGACTTATCGATAGCACTCACAAGCGCTTTGTCAATCTCGGTCCCGCTATCAACCAATGCTTGCCGTTCCCAACTAATCAGTTTAGTTAAGCCTTTGTTGTTTGTTTTAAGCCACAGGATAAGGTCGTCCATATCCAATACTTCAGTGACATATGTCCCATCTGTAACAAGTTTGAGTGGATCTTCAATCACAGCCAGGCCCTTCCCGGGAACGGTGGCCATTGTCCGGATCATCCTGACAAGCTGGTTCGTGTCAGTCATAAGTCCTGTATAATAATTAAGCAATGCATTTGACTCAGCTTCCCACTTCCATGTTTCCCACGGCAGGGAATGCTTTAACATAAGCCTTGCCTTACCGAGCGGCACTCCTGCAGTTACAAGTTCAGTGTATGCCGATTCAAAAGCATTGATATCGTCAGTTGAAAATCCAAACTTTGTAAGTGCTGCCCTGTCAAAGTTAAGATTGCTGAATACTTCCAGCATTTTTGCAGGGTTCTTTGCTGCAATTCTATTTACGTAGGCCAGCAAGCGAGCACGGTGGTAATCCCTTAACTGTGACAGATAAGGGACATTCCTTATGTTAGCAGCCAGCTCCGCTTCTTCAGCGGTTCCCAACGCCTTGCCATTCCATTTGCTACTCCACAATTTATTTATCATATACCTGGATTCGTCAATGCGCCTGCGGATTTGCCCGAGCTTATTGGCTTCCCTGGAGGCACGGTTGGCCTGAAAGATATCCATCAGGTCAGCCTTTGGGACTTTAGGGTATAGCTTCCCTACTTCAAAGACAGCACGCTCCGGAGTAAACGCAAGCATCATTACATTGAAATGTGAATTTATCTCCAGCACTTCAGCAGCAGCTCTTGAGCTGATGATAAGGCGCGGGAGAACAGCAGCAAGTTTAATAAAATCAGGCAAGGTTATAAGCAAGAGAGCTATGTCAGCATGGGTCTTCAGCGCCATCCAGTTTTCAACATCCTTCTTTGCCTCTTCATCAGACTTACGCCAGATCCATTTTTCCCAATCAAGTTTGGACTTCTTGAAATCTTCTTTGTACGCCTGGAATTTTTCACCGGCTGTCCGTTGTAAATTGATTCCAGTATTTGCAAGAGATACAGGCAGTGGCCATCCATCTCCGCTCAACATGCCAATGCTTCCGAACGTATCTGTCAAGCCTGCCTGCTCTGCCGGTAATGAAATGCGTGTGGCAAACTCTTCCTTCACCACTTCGTTGTATAAAATGTCGAGAGGGTCAAGTATCCCCTGCAAGACATGCTGGAAAAGTCCCTGCTTAATTCCTTGCACAGCTTTGAAATAAAGATTGTCAATGGTAGTCGGGCCGAAGTAATGATTATACCCTTTCATAAATTCTTGCTTGGATTCGTCTGACAGTAAATTAAACTCATCACTCCAGCGAAACCTTTCCGCAGCTGTGCCAAAGCCTGGTTGTTTAAGAGCCTGGTATGGCATCTTGTCATAATACCCACTCTTCATGAGAGCATATGCGCGTTCTATATACTGGGTACCGGGGGCACTTTGAAGCAAGGTAGGCCGTAACCTGTCGGCCATCGCGCTCGGCAACTCACCTTCTTTAAGATAATCATTTATCAACCTCATGGAGTATAAATTTTCTGCCGGTATGCCGGTGCCCGTGCTTGTCCCGGTTGCTGGCGCAGTACCCTCAAGCTCTCTGAAAGTTTCATCCCATACTGTATTTATTTCTTCACTGAATCTTCCCAGCTTTACCCACGGCCAATCCCAATAGCCAGGATTCCATGGATTAACAAGCTTGTCATATTGCGCGGTAACTATCTTAGATAATGGAACGAGTGTTTCGTCACCATATTCTTTTACAGCTTTGCCCAGGTAGGCTACCTGATCAACCAAATGGATATGGACTGGTTCAGGATTATTGAAAAGATACTCAACCGCTTCTTCAAAGCGGGCATGGTAGACAGGATTGAATACTCCATCCTCGATCCTGTTATTCTTTTGTTCTTCCATGGCCAGGCGGACCCGCTCCCATGCAGCACCAGTAGTTTCCTGCAATCCAGTAACAGGATCAACTTTAAGAAACGGATTGTCCCTGTCAACAGCCTTGATATCTGTCTGGCCATACATGAATTGTATCGCCGCCGGGCCAGGCTCAGTAAGAGATGTATCCCTGGTATATGCATATTGCTTTGCATATGCCTGGCGCTGAGAATCAAGCGGGCCGTCTGGCTGCATTAACTCAATCCCATATTTATCTACCGCACGCCTGATCTCAAGAGGCGACGCGCCTGGTTCCCAGTCCTTTTCAATGTCCCAGTCCTTGCGGGCCAGCTCTTCAAGATACCCGAATGACCCGCCGCCAGCGCTGGTATCGGTATAGTTCTGATCACCGACGGACCGCTGGTACGTGCCATCACCCATCAATTGCCAGTCCTCGTTGGCCGGCCTTGCTATGTTCGGGTCGGCGTAAGCATGGTGCCCAAAGGGTGTCATGGTCTGGTTGTTGACATTCATTTCCCACTGGCCTTCCCACATATTAAGGCCGGGGATCTTGCTCAAGTTTGCAGCTTCATGCTGGTTCGCCCTGATTGCGTCATGCTCGGGACAATTGATATACAGCATGGGCACGCCCTTGGCAGAGAACCCATGCACTTCCACTTCAAGATGCCAACCTTGCTCATTTGTCCAGTTCTGTAAATACGATTTTTGATTGGCATACCATGCACCATAGTCCTTAAACAACGGAGAATTCGGATCGGTGTACGCAGTGTCATTCGTATTCTTCCCGTGCATGGCTACCAGTCCATACGGTGCCATGGCCACCAGGGCCAGGCCATCCTTCAAATCCTGCGAATAGGTATCGTACTCAGGGGCGTGCATGAACTGTGTTGCCCTTACCACATTCGGCTGCGTGATGTTGTAATAAGTTTCATAGAGCGTGCTGTTACGCACATCTGCCAGACTGCCCTTGCCCATGTGTCCCTCAAGGATATCGGCTGGATTTCCGGTCCATCCGTACGCCGTAAACCCCTTGGCAAAATTCCCGTTAGGGTCGTTCAGCGCAGTTCTCAATACCGATTCAGGTATGGCATTACCCTTGCCCTTCATGGCCATGTACCCGATATCATTGGAAGTTAGCTTCCCCTTCTCTGCGGCATCCAGTTCGGAGTAATCAAGCAGGGCCGTGGGTGTTACGCCTTCCTGTAAGGCAAGTACGCCTACAGTCCTGCCAAGATCTCTCAGCGCCACACCAGTCTTTACCTTGTCAACGGAATTAGCGGGAAGTGTATCCTGGTGCATCAGTCCTGCGATGACATTGGGATCATTATCGAATACATAGTCAGGGTCAGCAGGATCAGATGCCTTGGTTTTTTGAGCAACCTGTGCGCTGAGCGCAGCACGCTCATCGGCAGTAGTGGAAGGCACGTAATCAGGCAGACCCGGTATAACGGTAGCATCCGGGAGCAGGATCAGTCCGTTGTCAGCCTGCAGTTGCATCCGCGCATTAACATCAAGCTGTGCCTGCGATGGGTTAATGCCCCCGGGCACATGACCAAACTGCCCCTCACCTTTGCCTGATGCAGCGACATCAGAGGAACCCAAACCTGAAGGAGTGCCACCCACAGCAAAGGTAGCATTAGCATCGATTGCTGCTGCGAGATCATCCCCCATTAACCCTGCATATTCTCCTGGTACAGTGAATCCCCAATCAGCAGGGTTGGCTTGCCCAGGCCCATAGCCTGGCGGCCCACCTACCGTTCCATTAGGCCCAACCGCAGATCCGGTTGCTGCAGCAGCAGCGCCAGTAGCGGATGGCGCACCGCCTACAGCGGCAGAGGCGGCCGCAGCTACACCGGGGGAGTTACCAACAGCAGCGGCGGCATCAGCACCATCATCACCGTCACCATCACCGTCACCACCATCGTCACCACCATCGTCACCACCATCGTCACCACCATCGCTACCAGTCCCATCACCGCTCATCCTACATAAACGGCGTTGAACAGGTAATTCAGACAGCCACCATTGCCAGTTCATTTAAGTATATCTTCAACACTGCGAGAAGTTATAAGCCACGGTTCACCACGATGGTGTATCTCTTTGTGATTGGTATTTTCTGGCCTTACCTGTCTTCGTACTTTATCTACTCTCTTGGGAGTAGTGCCTGTTATGTATCCAGAAGCACCTATGTGTTTGAGGTCACCACTATTAAGAATGGCAGCTCTTAATGCCTTTCTTACTATATCGCCAAAATTCCCACTCCTGAAATCATTGTCAAGTAATAGGGCCTTGAGTTCATCTTTATCAGTAACTACAAAGCTACCAATAGGTACGCCACCTTTACAAGTGTGCAGGCAAAAGCAAGTACCACGGTAGTAACTGATTTCACAATCAGTAGGCTCGCCTGTCTTCTTATTTACGACAGTGAAGATTTCTTTCTCTGCCATATTACACCTGCGTTACTGTGCGCCAGCTTGGGGCGCGCTTCGCTCCGCCCGGTGTGATGCCCGCTGCTGCGCCGCTGGATCCCGTCAGGCCGGTCGCCGCGTTGGCTCCCCACCCGCCACGGTTATTAAGCACGGCCTGCCCCGCTTCGGCAGAAGCCTGCTCCATTGGGGCAAGCAACCCATTGCGGGTCAGCAGCCTGCGAGTGTACGCCGACATTGGCGCCCCGCTTAACCAATTAGATGTAAATGCGCCCATCGGTTCCCATGGTGAAGGCCCGCCCATGCCCCACGCACTTACATTATTTTGCGGATTTATACGGCCTTGCGAAAGGCTGTTGCCAGCGCCACTGCCAATTGGGACAGCGACACTTGTTGGAGCTATCCCAACAAGGTCAAGGAAGTTGCCACCACCGTCTAATCCCCATTGGCTAACAGGCGAACCGGATACACCACCATTATACGGCATACCATTAGGGCCTTGGCCCCATACAGCTCCGCGCTGGGGCGGGCGGTACGGAGCGTTGGGATCATTCCAATATCTTCCATTGCCCATGTCATAAGAATTCAAATCGTTATAAGGCAATTTCGCATTAGGCCCCGGTGTCCAGGTTGGAGAACCTAACAACGTGTCAGGCAATCCACCTTCAGGCTGAGCAAAGTTCTGCAAGTACTGCCTTTCAAGTGCAGGGTTCCATCCTACAGGTACGGGTATATCAGCAGCGTTAACTTGGCCATCAAGTCCAGTTCCTTTCTTTACATCCTGGTATCCGGTCAGTAGCCTGGCTGCCCAATAAGGAAGGGTGCTTACCCTGCCATCCGGGCCTGTCCAGCCTACCCCGGCATTCATCCAGTACGCACGGTTTATTGCATTGGCTTTCTGCTGGGCAGTAATATTCTCAGCATAGGACTTCGCCACTTTATCCATCAACATTTCTTCAGCCATTATATTTCTCCTTGAGGCATCGGCATTTGCGGTTCAGCCGCAGGAGCCAATGGTTGCCTCATGCTTATATTAACATTTTGTGTATTGCCATTGAAAGGCCGCATCGCAGGCAGGCGAGAGGCCAGCAAATCTTGATAAGAAGAAGGTTGCCCGCCCTGCACAGTGGTCGGAGCATTGACTGTTGTATTTCCTTGGCCGTAAGTGGCAGGTTGCCCCTGAAAAGACAGCTCCGGTGTGGCGGCCGGCGGCGGCGCCCCCTCCGGTTTTATCAATGCGGGGAACATCTTGGCCAGCATGGCCATGCCGTTAGGCGACAACTGCCCTTTGAGCATTGTGATGTTCTGCAAAATAAGTGGGGCACTACCCTTCACTATCTTGTTTGATGGGCTCCACGACTGCTTGATAGCGCCGTTGATTATCGACGCTGCCTTGATTACGGGATCCGGTTTACTCTCTGATCTCATTGTTATCGCTCCATGAACTCAAGACCTTCTTCAGCACCTTGCCCGTAGATGGCACGGTCAGGCAACTGTTGCTGTGTGGCGCCCACGCCCAACATTGGCGGAGCATTGTAATCATTGAACCGTGGCATTTCTGCCATTCCGCCTTGAGCACGACGGATACTATCGGCTTCGCCAGGATACTGCGGGATCTGCATTCCATTCTGTCGAAGGACATCGAATACCTCCATCAGTCCAGCGCTTTCAAGCGCAGACTGCGCCATTACTTGCTGTACTTGCGGAGATTCAAGAATACTTTCAACCAGCATTCGATTACGTTCTACTGTCCAGTCCAGTCCAAAGAAATCCTCGGAGATAGTTTCCTTTGACGCGGCCTTGCTGCGCCACAGGAGTATCCCCAAGTTAATGCGGCCCTGCCTGTCCTCGGGTGATAGCGGGTCCAGGCCGACCGTTGTTACCTGCACATCAGGATGGAGCATGGCCGGGGTCAGCTTGATAATCGAACTTCCCCCGGCCAGCGTACCAAGTATCCCTATGGGTTCCTGCACAATATATTTGATCAGGAGGTGTAGCTTGTTACATAGATTGGAAGCTGTTTGTGACCACTGAGATTTCAATTCGTTGAGGGATTGACTGCCCTGGATAATGGACGTTACCAGCATCGACCCGCTGGTAATTCCTTTTGGCAGGTTGCCATAGGAAGTCTTGGGCATAATCTGCTGTATGTCTGTGTCCAGCATCGAGAGCAAGCGCCACGTTTCAGGATTCATACCAGCCGGCATGACATCACGCAGGTTGTACTTCGGGTCCACCGTGCTGACATCGCCGGGGATGTTGCTCCACTTCCACGGGCCGCCCATCCCGGGCGGTATATCCGTAACCTTCTTGCCAAATACCGCATACTGCAGGCCGTAAAGGATGGTAGTACGCAGGATAATATCACTCTTAATTGTCTTGAGCGCCGGGGCCAGGATCCCGACAACGGCCTTGGCCGGGTCAGATATATCATCCTCGTTGCCGTACCCGGCGTTGCCGAACTCGTAGGGAATGAACCCGTAAAGGTTATCAGTGTTAAGCCGACTCTCATTGTTTACCATGTAGATCTTCTGCCGCGCCGAATAGAACGCGGTCCACCTGGAATACCCCGTTGACGGCAGGTCACTCCATTCCGGATGACAGGCAATCAGGTCTGAATTGCGCCGCATGTAATCTTCAAATACAAACTCGGGAACGACATTGGGATCCGGAAGGATGCTCATCGGATTCGTTACCCTGTGGTCAAACGGGAATGTTTTGTCCAGGGTGTCTTCCCATATATCACAGCGGTTCCTGTAATCATCCTTGCCCTCGCCCGGATTCTTCTCGGGGGCAAGCCGGGGGATATAGATCGGGCCTTTGACAGCATACATGCCATACAATAACCCGTGCTTGGTGGCCATGCGCCGCAGGTTGTAGCGCATTGACTTGCTGATATTGTCAAGATACGCCCGGTCAACCTTCCTTAACCTGGCGGCCGTGCTCTTTGCCTGCTCCGTTTCCCGCCACAAAAGCACCGACACAATGTGGTCGAGCTGCATCAATTGGTTGACCGCTGTTTCGATAATAGTGCGGGCAGTAGGCGGGATATGAGGCTCAATTCCCTTGAGCTGCATGGGAAGGGTAATGTTCTGTTCATAGAAGTCCTGCTGGATTTTCATGTTCTTGTGCATCGTACCGTAGTACGATTTCAATTCGTTGCGCAGGGCAACGGCGCCGGCATTGTCAAGATATCTCATTGGCTTCTCCTATACTGCAAACATGCCCCCGGTGCTGATTGTTGCAAGGGGTGATGTAGTATCGGCATCCCATTCAAGAGGTTTGAAGAGATCTTTCCCCACGGTCCATGCGATAGCGGCCGACATAACCAGATCATCATGGCCTTTAACGCAACGGATCCCTGCGGAAGTACGCTGGAAGTAAAGCATTTCGTTGATGAGCGGCTTGAACCTGCATGACATATCGCCCTTTGCGAACGCAATCCCCAGCTCTCGAAGCATCTGTTCCTTCTGGTTACCAGTAAAGAAACCACGTTTGTTATGCTTTCTGTCCCTGTAAAATAAGTTTCCATATTCCAATTGTTCCAGTTTGCTAATGACACTTTCACCGTAAGAGTTGGCCTCCACGGCAACAAGGTGCTTACCATATTCTACCGCTAATCGCTCAATTTCAACAGCGAAAGCATCAGTCATTATATTCTTTGAGTGTATAACAGCGGCCAGGTCCAGCGTCGCCCCGGACTTTTCCCACAACGTACCGGCCTGGTAATCCCCGCCCTGCCCGACGGCACAGTCAGCGGCCAGCACATACATCCGCCCGGGCACATACTTCTTATAAATGAACGTGACGTCGCCGCGGTTCTCGATAGGCTCAACACAGGAGTCAGCGAGCTGCTGTAGCGTAATGCCGACGGCCGTATCCTGGTTAAAGAACGCAAGGCCGGTCAGCGGGGATAAAGCTTCCTCTTCAGTGCGCGGATAGTTTTCCATCTTCCTCCATGATTCCTCACCTTTATACTTCTTGTCAAGTGTTGCGTACCATTCCTCATCACGCCCGGGCCTGTCGAAACATGAAATAAAGAACGGTTTGAATTCGTTCTCACCTTCCTTGGCCTTGACATACGTGGTGTAGAACCGGGTATTGCCCGCTTTCTTGTTGCGGGTGGACAGGATAATGGCTGACCCACCCATGTTCGTCGTCGCTTCAATAGTCGCCCAGTCGTCATCAGGGAACCGGTGGAAGTCATACTCGTCATCAATGGCCAGGCTGAAGTGGTCGCCCAGGCCAGGCTGCCTGATGCTGGAGAAGATGGACACGGAAGACAACAGTCCGTCAAACTCGAGATACGTCTGGTTGTATTCCTTTATCGGTACCTTCAGCTCGTCGGGCAGCATGTCGTACATTAACTTCAACTTCTTCAACCACTTGATACCGGCCTTCTTGCTGGCCGATATGTAGGCGATGGTGAATATGGGAACGGTAAGCATCTTCCACAGGGCATAGGCTATCGTGAAGTAGGATATCCCCGCCTGTTTGGCTTTCAGTACAATGACAAAGCGGTTGTTCTCGCACAGCTCAAAGAGGTCATCAACCCGTGGCCACCGCTGATATTGAATGATTTCCTTGGCGTCCTCATCCTTCAATTTGCAATAGGATGAGAACGTGTGGAAGGACACGCAGCATTCTACATACAGGTTAGTCTGCGCTACCGGCATCTACTTTCTTCCTCTTGCGCGGGTCAATCCACCCGGGCCTGTGGTTTATCTTGCGCCGGTGCTTAATGACCCTGCGCTTTGGTTTTGAATCAAGCCGATGCAAGCCATTTAATATAATCCCGAATTCGTCAACCAGGCCAGTGATGGTATCGACAGGGGTAGGCTTCATATAACTTGCCGGGTCCGCGTCCGCGTCTTCCGCCGGGTCATAGTCGTCAGGCTTCATCGGGTTCTCCCGCTTGTACAGGCTCTTGCCGCAAATCGGGCATTCCCGTACGTCGTCATCATGGATAATTGTCTTACAGTCAGGGCAGTTCATTAGCTCCTCCACTTATGTTTTTTATTTAATGCGCTCACATGCTTCCCGTTCAACAACGGGTCAAGATGCGGGTTGCAGTTCTCTATCTCCATCCACGCAGTAGGCTGGAACCCACACTTGCAACAATAGGCCTGCCCGTCCACCAGCCGCTTGCAATAACAGTGCTCGCCCTGCGGGCAGTTCGGCTTGATCTCCCTGGGCAGGTCAGGCCCCTCATACATTTTCATTTCAATACGGGATCCTTGATGATAGTGCACACGCCATCCTTACATTCCACATACACCACCGCCGTCGGCGGCAGGTCCCTGACCGCCTGGTTGTACCCGGCCCGATAGGACAGATGATATGTGACAGTGCAGGACACAATGTATAAAGCCAGGATGCTGAATAGAATAGTTAAATCTTTCATATTATCCTCCGTTTCTATAATACACTAACGTGTCAAGTTTTCAAAAAAAAATTAAAAGCGACACGGGTACTTAGTGAAATAAATTTATATATATATACTTAATAGACTTTACGTGTAGTCCTAACACTAAGGGAGTGGGTCTAACCCACACTACTACTACTCTACCTCTACCTCTACTACTGTCCTTGTCTTTGTTAATTATATTCGTGATATTAATTAGTTATAGATATAGATTCACTTGACGGATTAGATTCACCAGACTTTAAGATCCTTTAAACCAGATTCAATTAACTATAAATCAAATCATATATTCTATTCTCTATTCTCTTCCCACTCGACTGTAAGCAAAACAACCGACAAGCTGTCCTTAAGATTAGTTCCATAGATCTCAAGAGTATACTTTCTAAGTACCGTCTTGCTTTCAGCAGGGGGCTCCGCCCCCTGCGCCCCCGGCGCGGGCGTTGCCCGCTGCACACCTCGGGGGAACGACATCCGTTATAAACGGATAGTCTTACTTCCCCCACCCCTGGTCGTGCGTAAGCACGACATACTACATCATAACTACTCATTCGTTACATCAATGCATTGTTACTTATCACTTACATCGTCATAACAATTTCATTTCATACTTATCAAATACTTTACTGTAGTAATTTACTACATACCCCGCAAGGGTAATGTGGCATAGCTTGATAATTATTCTATGAATAACTCCGCAATTATTTATTCCCGTTAGGGACTTGACAAGGTGTGTTATACTTGTAGGTGCAGGCCTGCACCCTCTTCTGTATTACTTATTAAGTAATACTTATATATAGTAATACTGTTAAGTATTATACTGATATATTATGGGGTTACAGGGGAAGTATATTTTGCGCTATAATATAGCATGAGTAACATACCATATCCTGTGAAACAAAGTGAGGCAGAGATTCAAGCATTGTTATGGTTGGAGTTACGTAAGCATGGCGTTGATGCCAGGCTGCAAGTTAAATCCAACGGAGATAAGCCGCGGTCTTTATTAGACCTGGTTGTGTTCAAAGATAAGGTGCCTGTCTTTATTGTTGAATGTAAATCCTGGAAGCAGTCTTATATCCGCAACAATAAATGGCAGACTAAGTCAAACACAAAGCAATTGGATAAGTACAAGCAAAGCTTTGGTATTCCGGTGATTGTGTGTGGTTTTCAAAGTAACATTGAAGCTGTTGTTAATTTAATCTTGGCACGTTAATCTTTCTTAATCAGCTACGTTCTGTAAATCCAGTGTAAACTATTTATTTACAGAAGCTAACCAGCCTTGTTTTCTTTTGGGAAAAAGGCGTCCCGCATTGCGGCTGTACTGCATTCGGCCAGCCTGGTAATTGCGGTTGCCTTTGTTTTGCAACTCGCCGCTGCGGCTGGCGAACTGCAAAACATTCAGAAAGGTAGAGAACTTTATGCGCCTGCGGGCGCGTTCCGCCTGTCGGCGGATAAAGGTGGCGCCTGCGGGCGCACTTAAGATTTTATTTGTTGAGCTCATGCCAGCATGGACCGCTCCGCTTTGCTCTGCTATCTCAGCTCCGCTAACGCTCCGCCCCAGCTCTCGTAATTCAACATCTCTTTATATCACGTTAAGCAAATTGACGAATACAATTTGCACTTGCCATATTTTAGTCCCACCCCTGCACCAAAGACCAAGACCCTCAAACTGCTGCTTGTGTTATTTCAGCATCACGCAGATCTCCGCAGTTTGAACTAAAATATGTCAACATAATTAAGGAGCCACACACCATCGACCAGCAGGCTGGGTAAACGTTGTTTGGTACGTGATTATATTTTTCTCTCTCTCGTTTTTTATTCCGAGGAAATTTACTAAAGTACTACTCCGATATAGTACTAAAGTATGATTTATTTAGCTACGCAATGAGAGTATAATTTAGCCATGGACACGAACAAAATCGACCCCGCAGAGATGGGAAACCTGCGGGTTTGTTACGCTGTCAGACCTGACCAGTATATGGCAGGTTAAAAAAGGAGTGAAAATGTTTGTACTTAACTTCCTCGCCCGCTTGTTTGGGCACAACGTGCCACAGGCAACACGGCAGACCGCACCGCAGACTGTCACCGCAAAGGTAGACCTGATTGCAAAGACCGTACGCAACGAACAAGGCGTCTTTGTTATCAGCGCAAAGCGCTTTGCTTACTCGTCCGTTGATAAGCTTTGGATAGCGCCCGTTGTCATGCGTGAATTGGTAGCAGGTACACGCACAAAGGTTGTGTATCAATTATTGGCTGACAAAGAACCGGCTGCTGGACAGACCTTGTACTTTAATCCAGAGGAAGCACAGCCGAGCGTATCCGACCTAAAGCTGAAATTTCAAGACTGGCCGATAACCTCTAAGGCCTTGCGCTCCCCACGTGCTATCACCGTTGAGGTCATGTAGATGAGCCTTGCCCTACTGTTAGCCGTACTTACCGAAGAACAGCGCATGAGCGTTTCTAAATATATGCGCCTTGCCACGGGTATGGTATGTGTTCCCTCCCTTATGCTTGATAGCGAAGAGGATAAAATCCGTTTCTCCGACCAGGGTATGGACGAGCAACGCAACTTTGAATTGCCATACTTGCCAATGGTTGAAACGGCCGATCGTTGGCAGTCACAGATACAGGATGGAATAATCCCCGAACGCCTGTACAATTTGCCATATGATGCTGAACACGACTGGTATATCCCATCGTGCAAAGGTTCATCGTGTTGGCTGTTGCTTGCCATGTACCTGAGTGAACTCGCACGCAAGGATAAGGCTGAGCATCCAGCGTACGCCATGAAACGTGCCCTACTTTGTGAGGAATGGGCACAGGTACTACAACCGAGCATCAGGTTCACCGAGCTACTCGCAGAGGAACGCTTCACTTCACCGTGTCATAAATGCGAGTATTCCCACCGCTTACCAATGAGCGTGACAGACACCTACACTTTGCCCCAGGTAGACCAATTGGATGATGACCTTATGCTGGTTGACGCAGCGACTGTTACCGCTTAACTCAAGAGAGGCGGGCATCATTAGATGTCCGCCTCTCACTTTGTCCACTCGCAGAAAATTTTTTCCCAATGGCCTGCGGCCTTGGGAAAAAATGCTAATGTGGCTGCGCACTTTATCTATGCGCCTGCGGGCGCGGGGATTTAAGGTGGCTCCGCCACCCCTGGGCCCCTGGGTGGCCCGCTTGACGGCGGGCCAGGACAGGTAGCCTGCTTCGCAAGCTGGCTCCGCTTGGCACGCCCTGCGTGCTATCCAGGCTCCGCCTGGAGCCGGGTGGCTCCGCCACCCCTGGGCCCCTGGGTGGCCCGCTTGACGGCGGGCCAGGACAGGTAGCCA